GCATCAAACGTACTAATCTTCTCAAGAATTGAAAATGATGATTCAAACCCTGACTTTGTTACAGGAACAAAGGTTGCTAGGATTGGAATTGTTGAAAATCCAAAAGCATATGAATCTACTTCTACTATTACAGATGATAGAGCAAGTGCTATTAATGGGATAATTTTAAAGGGATTATCTCCAAATGATGATGACTATAAGACTACTTCTTTTGAAGCGAATTCTTATGTTACTCAACAGGTAGGAACAGGACAAACTGCTGTTGGAAGAGTTATCTCATATGATAAAACTACTGGTGTTCTTAGGTACTGGCAAGATAGGTCTTTAGTTGGATTTAATACTGATGGTACTCAAAAGAGCAATCCTACATATGGTTATGGATTAAACAGTTTTACAGGGACTACCGCTTCTGGTGGTACTTTGAAAATTGTAGGTGGCACGAAAGACTTATATATAGACAACGGATTTGGATCGGTCAGTAATCCAGGTATAAGTACCGTGATAAATAATAAAACATATTATTTGGGGCAAACCTTTATTAAAGGTGTAGCAAATCCAGAAATTGAAAAGTACAGTGGTACTATACTCTACGTTGACAATAGACCTTCAATTACTAGGTCTGCTAACCAGCGAGAAGACATTAAAGTCATTTTGCAATTCTAAGGTAATAACTTAACAGATATGGCACAAGAAACTAATCTCAATGTATCGCCTTATTTTGACGATTTTGATGCGAGTAAGGATTTTCATAAGGTATTGTTTAAGCCAGGATTACCAATTCAGGCTAGAGAATTAACAACATTACAGTCGATCCTCCAAAATCAGGTAGAGCAAGTAGGAACTCACCTGTTTAAGGAAGGATCTTGTGTTATTCCAGGACAAATAAACTTTAACAACAATATGTTTGCTGTTGAAGTCGAGCCAAATTTTTTAGGTAATGATGTAGAAGGTTATGGATATGATTTAATTAATGAGATAGTTACTGGATCAAATTCTAAAGTAAAAGCAAAAATTATAGACTTTTTGCCTATAGAATTCTCACCAAGAGGATACATGACAATGTTTGTCAGTTATCTTGGTTCTGGTGTTAATGATAAAGATGTTTTTGATGATGATGAGACTTTACTACTTCAGCAAAATGTAGTATCTCAAGATGCACAATTGACTTTACAAGCAGGTCAAGGTTGTGCTAAAAGTGCTCCAACTAACGCTACATCAGTTGGATCTGCAGTATTCATATCAGAAGGTGTATATTTTATAAGAGGTCAATTTGTAAGAGTTAATGATGAGACATTAATTCTTGATCCTCATGATGAAAACCCAACATATAGAGTTGGTTTAGAAATAACTGAAGAAATAGTTACTTCAAGTAAGGATCAGTCTTTGACTGATAATGCTAAAGGATTTAATAATTTTGCTGCTCCAGGTGCAGATAGATTAAAGATTAGTGTAAAATTAGGAAAGAGACCTTTAGAATCTGAGAAGAATGAGAACTTCGTTGAGTTGATGGTCATCAACGGTGGTTCAGTTGCCCATATTGATGATAAGATTAAGTATAATGAACTTGGAGATGAATTAGCAAGAAGAACATATAGTCATGCTGGTGACTTCTATGTAAAACCATTTACAATATCAGCAAAGGAATCATTAAACGATAATAAGGGAAATAACGGCGTATTTGGTGCAAATCAATTAACTTATGGTAATAACACACCAAGTCAAGATTTAGGTACATATAAGATCTCTCCAGGTAAAGCATTTATTAAGGGATTTGAAGTTCCTGTTAGAAATGTTGTATATCTAGATTTTGAGAAGACAAGAACAAAGAAAGTATTAAAAAATCAAGCAGTAAATTACTATACAGGTCCAACTTTAACTGTTAATAGAGCATATGGTTGTCCTAGAATAGGATTTACAACAACTTCTAGTATTAGTCTTAGAGATTCTAGAATTGGTGCTAATGCTCATGTTGCAGCAGGTAAAGAGATTGGTGTTGCAAGAGTATATGATTATGCATTAGAGTCTGGATCATATTCATCTGCACTTCCAGCAACTAATGAATTTGATGTCACATTATACGATATTCAACCATACACTGAGTTAACAGTAAACCAAGCAATAACTTTAACTGTACCTACTTACATCAAAGGTAAATCTAGTGGTGCAACGGCACACTTAAGGTTTGGGACTACTACTGGAATTATAACTGCATATAACTCAATTGGTGCATTTACACCAGGTGAAAAATTAATCTTTAATGGTGTAGATAACAATAGAATTGCCATAGGAATAACAGCACACTCTATAGGTGCAGTTGAGTCTATTCATAGTTCAGTTGGTGTTGGTACATTTAATGCTGATGTTAAACCATTTACAAAGATTGCTTACGGTAATGTAAACATTACTCCTAAGTCTGGAACAGCACCTGGAATATCAACAGTCACAGTTCCTGGTGGTGGTTTTAGAAATAAAGTAAAAGCAGGTGATTTAGTATCATTTACTAATCCTTTATTAGGTGGAACAACAGTTAAGACATTTGCTGTAGTTGAGAGTTATACTGACGATAGTAATATTATTATTGCAGGTGTAACTACAGTTGCAGGTGTTTGTGATGGTGGTCTTCCTTCCGCAGCAGCACAACCAGTTGACTTCCAGTTAATAGGATCTAAATACCAGTCATCTACAGATAATAGTCTCTATACACCATTACCTAAGAAATGGGTTTCTGATGTTGATTTAACAGAGTCTAACATCACAATTAGAAAAGAATATGATGTAGTTATCACTGCTAATGCTACTAATACTATACAGGCAGGTCAAGATGAGACATTCTTGCCATATGATGAAGAAAGATACGTTTTAACTAATGATGCAGGTGTTACTGAAGAATTAACCCCAGATAAACTGCGTTTTACTAATGGTGGTAGAGAGTTAAGAATCTTTGGATTGTCTGCTACTGCAGGATCTGCAAGATTGGTTGCTACTCTTAATAAAATTAATGTTAAGAACAAAGTTAAGAATAGAATACGAACCAATTCGATTATTGTTAATAAGTCAAAATTAGTAACTTCTGGTGTTGGTACAACATCATTAAATGATGGATTGACATATGGTAACTATGGTTATGGATTAAGGGTTCAGGATACTGATATCTGTTTGGGAGAACCAGATGTAACCAAGGTTTATGGTGTATTTGAATCTGGTGGTATTGCAGATCCATTAATCCCATCAATTACTGTATTCAACATGAATGGTCCAACTGGACGTGTTGATGACTTAATTGCTGGTGAAGAATTTGTTGGTAAAACAACAGGTGCTATTGGTTTGTATATTGAACGAATTAATAGTGCTAAAGCAGGATTTGTTTATTTAAGTGATTTAAGATTTGAATTAAATGAGCAGATTGAATTCATTGAGAGTGGTATAACTGCTACTATTAATGATTTTGATCCAGGTGATAATAATATTATGGATAGATTCTCTTTAGATAGTGGGCAAAGAGAGACTATTTGTGATTATTCTCGTATTATTAGAAAACCTAATAGTAAAGATCCTAGAAAGAAAATAAGAGTTATTTTTGAATCTGCAGAGTACGCTTCTACTGATGATGGAGATATAACAACTGTTTCTTCATATGATCAGATTGATTATTGTGTATTACCTGATGTTAAAGAGAATATTAGATTAAGTGATATTATTGATATTAGACCAAGAGTAACCAATTTTAATTTAGACTCAACTGCAGTATCTCCATTTGAATTTGATGCAAGGGTATTCTCTGATGCTACAAACTCTGCGAAGAATATTTTAGCGTCTGATGAAGCAATTAATATACAATATTCTTACTATCAACCAAGAATTGATAGAATTTATTTAACTAAGAATGGTGAATTCCAATTAATTAAGGGTATTCCTGCTGACACACCAGTTCCACCTATTCCTATTGAGGATGCATTGGAAGTTGCAATGTGCAGTTTACCACCTTATATCTGTAATACTGAGAATATAGAGGTTAGACTCAAGTCTCATAAGAGATATAGGATGCAAGATATTGCATTATTGGAAGATAGAATCCAGAATTTAGAGTACTATACTGCACTTTCTCTTCTAGAATCTAATACAGAAAGTCTGTTTATTCCTGATAATGCTGGTTTAACAAGATTTAAATCTGGTATTTACGTTGATAATTTCTCAGGAACATCAACTCAGTTAAAACTTGGTAAGGTAACTAATAGTGTTGACCCTGCAAATCTTGAACTAAGACCTACACACTTCACAACTGAAGTTGATATGTTGATAGGTTCTAGGTCATTGATAGGTATAGGAACAACTGCTAATCCAACTGCTGATCCTAGATTTGTTACTGATTTGATTGGTAATGGTATTAAGAGAACAGGTCAATTATTAACTCTTGATTATGAATCTGCGTCTAGAATTAGACAAGGATTTGCTACTAGGGTTGAGAATGTTACTCCATACCTTGTAACTACCTATACAGGTAATATTGTATTATTCCCATCATCTGATATATGGATTGACCAAGTTAGACTCCAACCACAAAGAATTGAGGTTGACAACTATACTCAAACCCGTAGACAGTTAGAATTTGATGGATATGACCCACAAACTGGTTTAGGACCTGTTAGATGGGGTGCATGGAATACTACATGGACTGGATCTAGTTCAGTTGATACTTCTGCTAGGGTACAGACAGGATCTACTTCTAGGAATAATGGAAGTCAGATTGTAACTACAAATACATTCCAGACTACAACTACTACAACTACTACCAGAACTGGTACTTCAACTAGAGCTGGTGAGAGACTAAGAGTTAGTGAGCAAACTGATGTTGTAAATGAAGGTGATAAGGTAGTAAGTACCTCTGTCATCGCATTTATGAGGTCTAGAAATATTGAATTTACTGGACGTAAATTTAAACCATTAACAAGACTCTATGGATTCTTTGATGGTCAAGATGTAAATGCATTTATTGTACCAAAACTAGTCGAAGTAAGAATGATTAGTGGTACATTTACTGTAGGTCAGATTGTTAATGGAACAATGGCTGCAGGTACAGTTACAGCAACTAATGCAGCAACACCTAGGATATCATTCAGAGTTGCACAATCCAATCATAAAATTGGACCAATTGCTGCACCAACTGATGTATTTACAACAAGTCCTTATGATGACACATATACAGTTCCAGAAAGTTACTCAAGTTCTTCAATTCTACTTAACGTAGATACTGTATCATTAGCAGATCAGACACAGGCTCTTTATAGTGGTTTTATAAGAACTGGAATGAGACTTAGAAGTGCTACTGGTGAAGCAGAAGTTACTAATATAAGATTATTCAGTGACAGTATAGGAACAGTTCTTGGATCATTCTTTATTCCTAATCCAAATATTACATCCAATCCATCATTTGAGGTTGGAATTAAGTTATTCAGATTAACAAGTAATTCTACTAATAGTACTATTGGTGGAATGACTGGAACAATGGGTGAAGAGCAATACTTCGCTCAAGGTACAATTAATAATATGCAGGAGACTATCAGATCTACTAGAAGACCTAGATTTGATATCCAAGCAACTTCTGAATCTCGTGCTGCAACAGATGTTACTTCTACTCAAAGGGTGACTACAAGTAGTGAGACAACGAGAGTCCCATTACCACCTCCTCCTCCACCCCCACCACCACCTCCAAGTCCTCCCCCAAGGCCACCTGTGCCGCCCCCACCGAGGCCAACACCTGATCCTCCAAGGCCACCAAGGCCACCGAGGCCAGTGCCACCTCCACCTCCACCACCTCCTAGACCTACACCTCCAAGGCCACCTACACCGCCACCGAGGCCCGCTAGAGGCGGTAAAGATCCGCTCGCACAATCATTCTCTGTTCAAAATGATGCTGGTTTCTTTGTAACCGAAGTAGACATTTTCTTCAGAACAAAAGATCCGCTGCTACCTGTAACGGTACAGTTGAGACCGATGGTTGCTGGCGTTCCTTCAGAAGAGGTGTATCCTTTCGGTGAAGTTATTTTAGAATCTAAGGATATTTTTGAGTCAGCAGATGCTGGAACACCTACTACGGTTGTATTCCCATCACCTGTTTACTTAGAACCAAAAACAGACCATGCTATCGTTTTACTATCACAGTCTAACGAGTATACAGTTTGGATCTCCAGAATGGGTGAAGTTGATATTACAACCCTTCTGCAACCAGAATCTAGACAAGTTGTTGTCTCAGCACAACCAAGTCTTGGATCTCTATTCAAGTCGCAGAATGGTTCAACATGGAACCCAAGTCAGTATGAAGATCTTAAGTTCACTTTATACACTGCTGACTTTGTTGAGAATTCTGGAACCATTTCATTCTATAACCCAGAATTGGGAAGAGGTAACAATCAAATCGCTAATTTGGTTAAAGATTCTCTAGAATTTAATTCTAAGAAACTTATTGTTACTACGGATGATCTTGTAAACACAAGTGGTTTAGTTCTTGGAAATACAGTTATTCAAAAAGATACCGATGCAACAGCAAATTATGTTGGTGCTGGTGGTTCTGCAACTGGTGATCTAAGTATTATTAATGCTGGTATCGGATACACACCTACAGACGGATCTCAATTCACCTTCACGGGTGTTGCTTTAAATTCGTTTAGTGGAATTGGTAAAAACGCAACAGCAGACATTACAATTGGTACACAGAGCGGTACAAATGGTGTCGCTATTGCTGCAACCATTAATGGTGGTGGATCTGGATACCAAGTTGGTGATGTTTTAACAGTACCTACAATTGGTAACAATGAGTTGGGTAGAAATATGCAACTATCATTGGGATCAGTTACTGGAATTAATGAATTAGTTCTTGATGATGTTCAAGGTGATTTTGAAATTAGCACTACAAAACCACTTCAATTTATCAGTCCTTCTACTGGAATTACCACTATGGTATCAGTTGGATTTGGTTCTGATGTAAACATTAGTGATTATGCACTAAACAGTTTAGAAGAAGATGGTATGCATATTAAAGTGAACCATAAGAACCACGGTATGCATCAAGACATCAACAAAGTGATTATTAGTGATGTACAGTCTGATACTAAGTTAACTACTCTATCAGCAGAGTATTCAAACTCTAGTTCTGCTGCTATTGGTATTGCTAATACTTCAGATTTTGAAACCTTTGAGAATGTTGGTGTTGCTGCTACTAACCCTGGATATGTTAGGATTAATGATGAAATTATCTCTTACACTGGAATTGCTGCTGGTCAGTTAACTGGAATTACTAGATCTGTTGATCAAACAACTCCATTTACTTATCCTGCTAAGACACCAGTTGAGAAGTATGAAATTAATGGAATCTCCTTGAGACGTATCAATAAGACACATGATCTTCAAGATGCTACTCCTCAAAGATCTATTACTCTTGATTCTTACTACATTAAGGTCAATCCATCTTTAGATGGAACAGATCGTAGCACTGGAATTGGATTCCCTAAATTGTTCATCAATGAATCCAAGTCTGCTGGTGGTGAAGAGATTCACGCAACTCAGAACATCCAGTTTGAAGGAGTAAGACCTGTTGTTCAGACAATGGTATTACCAAATACCAGTATCAAGGCAGAGATGAAGAATACTACTGCCACAAGTATTGATGGTGGTGAACAGTCCTTTGTTGAGACTGAAGCAACTCCAATCAATATTGAAGATGATACATACCTCGAATCTCCAAGAATGATTGCTTCACGAGTCAATGAACTTGAACGTTTAGATAGTCGTCCTGGTAACAAGTCTATGGAAGTAACATTCACGTTATCTTCTTCAGATAGTGAAATCTCTCCAGTCATTGACTTGGATAGAGTTGGTATGGTTCTTATTAGTAATAGAGTTAATGCTCCAATTACGGATTACGCAGGTGATTCTAGAGCATCTACAATTACTGAAGATCCAACGGCATTTATCTATGCTAATAAACCAATTACATTAGAGAATTCTGCTACTTCAATTAAGGTCTTAATGGCAGCATATATGAACACTCAAAGTGATCTTAGATGCTTCTATTCAATATCAAATGATTTAGAATCTGATCCAATTTACTATCCATTCCCTGGATATCCTAACTTGGATGTTAATGGTGCTATCGTTGATATCGCTAAGAATAGTGGACTTCCTGATAAGAGGATTCCTAAGACTGATGTTCTTGCTCATGGTAGTGATGATCTTCCATTCACTGATTATGAATTTAGTATTGATGATCTTCCTGAATTTAGATACTTCAGTATTAAGATTGTTGGAACTGGTACAAACCAGGCATATCCTCCAAGGATACGTGATTTAAGGGCAATTGCATTAGCGTAATTATGTACAATCCACGTTTTTTAAAGGTTGAAGGTCATAGTTATCTCGTAAGAGATACTACGACCAATGCCATTGTTAATACCGATAAAAAAGGACATGACCAATACCTTGCCCTGAAGAGAGCAAAACAAAAAGATATAGACAGAGTTAAAGCTCTTGAAGATGATGTTCAAGGGCTCAAGTCTGATCTAGGTGATATTAAATCTATGTTAGGACAACTGTTAGATAAGTAAAATGGCAAAACCATCAAGTCGCCAAGGACTAATAGATTATTGTAAGAGGCAATTAGGTGCTCCTGTATTGGAGATCAACGTTGCTGACGAGCAGATTGATGATCTGGTGGATGATGCTATTCAATTATTCCACGAACGTCATTTTGATGGTACTACTCAAGCATTCTTGAAGTATCAAATAACACAAGAGGATATTGATAGAGGCACTGTTGAATATCCACATGAAGGAGGTAAAGTAGGAATTGCTTCTACCTCTGTAACTGACAACATTCCTAATCAAGGAAATGTTACATTTAATTGGTATGAAAATAGTAATTATATAAAAGTTCCACCCTCAGTTATGGGTGTATCAAAAGTATTTAAATTTGAAGGTGGTGGTGGACTTTCTGCTGGAATGTTCAGTATCAAATATCAGTTGTTCTTGAATGACATTTATTATTTGGGATCAACCGAATTATTAACATATTCAATGACCAAGAGTTATCTTGAGGATTTGGATTGGTTGCTATCAACACAAAAACAAATAAGATACAATCAAAGAGAAGATAAATTATATCTTGATATTGATTGGAGAAGTCAGAGTCCAGGACAATATTTAATTTTAGATTGCTATAGAGCACTTGATCCTGCTACATCTGATCAGATTTGGAATGATAGATTCTTAAAACCATATTTAACTGCATTAATTAAGCGTCAATGGGGTATTAATTTAAGTAAATTCCAAGGAGTCAAGTTACCTGGTGGTATTGAGATGAATGGAAGACAAATACAGGATGATGGTCAAAGAGAGATGGATGCCATCATTGAGAAGATGTCTTCTACATACGAATTGCCACCTCTAGATATGATAGGTTAAGATCATGGCACTTAACCCATTTTTCCTACACGGATCTAAAGGTGAACAGAATCTTGTTCAGGACTTAGTGAATGAACAACTGAAGATGTTTGGTGTAGAAGTTTATTACATACCAAGAATTTTTGGTAATGAAAAATCTGTTATGGAAGAAGTTTCTAGATCAAACTTCGCAAATGCTATTCCTATAGAGGGATATGTTGAGACTTTTGATGGATACTCTGGAGCAGGAACACTTCTATCTAAGTTTGGTGTTCAAGAGTTAGATGATTTGACATT